CTTAATGCAAAATTCGTATAATAATCCTATCACTTCTTAATAAATTTTAATGCTTGTTTTTTATAATCGTAGTGAACAACAATAAAGTAAATACCTTGTTTTAGATCTCTTACATCTACTCTTTTGGTATCTCCTTTTTTTATAAATTCTCCACTTACGTTATAAACCTCATAGCAATCTAAACTTGTTATTTCTATATTTAAAAATTCATTGGTAGGATTTGGGTGCAATCTTACTTTTTCTTCTACTTCTACTTCTGGAATACTTAATTGCTGGTATTCTATAATATTTGAACTTTCGCATTTGTATATAATATATTCCGAATCTAAAACATCTATATAATCGCCATAATTCGTTACACAACCGTAAACTTTTATAGTGGCATCTAAAACCTCTAAAGTATTACCGTTTAGTTCTAGGTTACCATCTACATCTACAACCTTATAATTAGCTTCATAACAACCATTACCTATTGACCAGCTTCTATCCATATTTTCTAGTATGCTAGTAGCGTTCCAATCACTATGCAACTGTATTAATAAGAACGGTAGTAGTTTAATCATTATTTCTTTTTGCTCTTCCTACTAAAAAATCAAATGTAAAAGTAGCTACTATTCCACCACCTACGGTATATCCTAAATCTTCCCAGTCAAATTTATTATTAGACTTTGTGCTATCTGATAACTCTTTTATAGTACCTACAATTATTGGTGTTAATATACCTACTATTTTAGACTTTTTACGGTCTTTAGTTTGTCCGTATGTTACAATATAAGATACACCACCTAAATACATTCCACCAGCACCGTGCATCTGCTTATCTAAAGGTATTGTATTTTCGTTTACAAATAACCAACCTACATCTTGTGCGTTACTTAATAAAGGTAGTATTAAAAGTATAAATATTAGTTTTCTCATATCGTTGTTAATTCTTCTAGTTCACTATCTGATAATGCTTTGTCGTATATTTTAAGGTCTTTAGTTCTACCATAAAAAGACGATCCTCCTCCTGCTTGAGCAAAATTCAAGGCAGTTAATACTCCTTCAGGTATTGAGCCAACGTAAGTATCTGTGTCTACTTGCGAGCCATTTACCCAAAAAGATATAACATTATTACCCCATACAACTGCAATTTTTTTATTAGTGGACAAAGTACCTCCTCCTGTTAAAGTTGTTTGAACATCACTTACTCTTATAGACCCTCTTGCGTCACTTCCAAATTGATAGTATAAAGATAATCTGTTTGTAATATTTCCTTGACTTAATTCAGCTATAATCACAGTTGAATCCACATCACTACTACCTTCCCAATATAAAACACCTTCTAAACTATTAGCTGATACTACACCATCTACACAAGATTCTGCACTTCTTGTAACTGCAGTTCCATTAGTAGGTATATAAGATGTAGCGTAAGGTAATGCTTCTCCTTGACAACCCCATACCTCTATATCGTATATGTTTGTTGAAGCACCTCTCATATCAATATAAAAATAAGTGCTTCCTGTTGTAGAAGTTAAGCTATTTGTTTGTACTCTTTGCCAATTTTCATCAATAGCAAATACGTTGTTTGTGTTGCTATTATGTGATGTTAATTGTATATTACCACTACCACTTACAGCTCTTACATATAGACTTCTCGTTTCTCCACTCGTAGCTCCTGTCATAGCGTTAGTTTGTAATACCGAACTACTATTTCCTTGTATTCTTGTTGAGTTTTGTGTACCATCAGGACTTGTTCCGTAGTTAGGTGTTATAGTTGGAGAACCTACTTTTAACCAACTACTATCACTAAAATCCTCACTATAAGGAATTAAATTAGTACTCTGTGGCTCAAGTAAGAAAGAGCCTTTATCTGTTGTAGTGTATGCAGTAATTTTCTTGATAGATATACTATTTAATGTAAAAGGGTTATCTGTTAAAGATGTTGGAGCATATAACCTTTGTATAAAACCATCAACACCTGTTACAGTAGTTACAAACTTAGTTATTCCATTAGGGAAGTCCGTATACTCAAATAGTATTGTTTGTGCATTACCACTTGAAACTCTGAAATTAGCGTTACCACTTGAAATAGTTACATCTACAGTTACTTCATATTGCTCCCCTACAACAACATCAAAATCATCTGTGCTAATGAAACCTGCTGTAATATCATCAAAAAACCACTTACCATTAACTAAACTCCAACCGCCACTACCATATGTTATATTACTATAATCAATTAACTCATTTCCTAAAACAGGTACATCAAATGTAGAGCCTGTATAGTCTATTCTTGGTATATCGTCTTCTAATACTTCTTTGATTACTATGTTGTCTATTGTAGCAGTTGCACTTGTTGTTTGTATAGATAAGGTTGTATTATCATCAGCAACAACATCAAAAGGAGATGTGTAATTTGTATAAGACGCAGTACCAGCTTTAACTCTTACGCTTCCACTTTCTAAATCTAATGAAACACGGTATTTTTTGCCTATTGTGAAAACTGATAGCTGAGTTAAAATACCACCATAGGCTACATCATCATAAGTTCCTTTACCATCTTCTATACTCCAACCGGTACCTTTAACCCAATCATTATTAGGGTCTACTTGCTTAACTGATACGTTGTCTATTGAACCCTTAATCGTATCTCTTAAAGTAAACTGAAAGATTAAACTTTGTGTAGATGCTGATTTAAAATAGTGTATAAGTTCGCCTGTCTGATGTGTAGAAGTAATTGTTTCTATCACAGTAGATAAAGGACTGTTTCGTAATGTTATATCAAAATCGTCTATTCCACTTTCTTTGACAGTATCTAAACTAATTTTATATATTTTATTTGCAGATACGTTAAAGCTATCGCTTGTAAAAACTTGTGTGCCACCACTTATATTTTCAATTTCTAATTTATTATCTACAACGCTAAAGTAATCAACAGGAAAAGATGCGTTATTATTCCATCCATTTGCACCATTGCTAAAATCACCATTAGTTACAAGTTCTGAACCTAACTCTTCAAAGTCTCCATTTCTTACCAAATCACTACCTAAGTCTGTTACCGTTTCTATTAAACCAAACTCATTAACTCTTGTAGCAAACGAACTACGAGTGAATGTAAAGTCATCACTTATAGTAGCGAAGTTTAATGCAAAACTAGGTATTGCACTTACTAAATCTGCATATATCTTACCCCAGTTTATAGTGTTTGTTACTACGCCTATCCCCCAAGCAGTTTTCTCATATATTTTACCCCAATTTATTGTATTTGCCATTATATCTTATTTTCTAAATAACTTACTCCAAAAAACGAATGTACACCCTCGCTATTTAAGTCTATTTCGTATGTTGCCCAACCATAAGGATTTGTTTCTTGATCTTGCCATAATACGTCAACGTGAAACTTATCACTATATACTGGCTCTACTATTACGTTACCCTCTTCGTCCCATTCGCCTTTTACTATTGGTATATGTCCTAATATAGAAAAGGTATGTCTGTTATCTCCTAAAGCATCTATTTTACTTGTTGCTTGTGCTTGGTCGTTAAACTCGTATTTACCTACTTTTATCATTGTGTTAATTTTATTGTTTCGTTTAAAGATAATGCTACGTTATAATATCTGAAATCATTTACCCTACCAGCAAACTCATTCGTAGTACCGTATACCGTAAAATCTATTTGTGTTAAACCACTAGCGTCATATCTACCATCGTCTAACCTATCTATTTCTACTCCATTTACAACGATACTAGCACCAGTATTAGTAGAAGTAAAACATACTTTTAAATGGTCTATTACTTCTATATTATAATCATAAGAACTAAGTATTGAGCCACTTTGATAAAGTTGAAAGTTTAATTGGTTTTCGTTTCTTTGAGTAATAAGTATTCTATTGTTAGAACCACCATCATTTATACTTACACCTCTATTATCTCCTAAATCAGATTTATTATAGTCTAAAAATAAAGTCCAATCGTCTGAAGTTATTTCTGGTTGTAAAACCATAGATTCATACATTAAATCTCTACTTCGTGTTACGCTTGTGGCTTCAGTAGGGATATAGCTTGTAGCGTATGTTAGATTTTCTATCTGCCCACCCCAAGCATATATCTGCACTTCTTCACTAGGATTTGTGCATCTTATTTGCAGTCCTTGGCTTGTTTGTAAAGGTGTTAAATTTTCCACCGTATATCTTACCCATTGATTAGTTAAAGTAAATGTAGTTCCTATGTTTCCTTGTGATGCGTTATTCTTAAAATCTAATCTTATTTGTTCCCCACCTTTTACACCTTTCATATAAATTGATAAAGAATAATTAGAAGATGTAGAAACGGTTGCGTTATTAGTAACTATTCCAACTCCACCACTATAAAAAGTTATTCTTTGAGCGTTTGCTTCTCCACTTGGACTTATAAAATCATTTTCTACTAAAGGTGTAGTACCACCACTAAATTTCTTCCAATCTAAATCAGTTAAATCTTGGCTATAAGTTACTAGGTTGCTAGATTGTGGCTCTAAAAGTAATTGTGGGCAATTTACGTTTGTGTAATCTAGTCTGGGTACGTTAGATACTACTTCTTCTACTAAACCATCTTTGTTTACTCTAGTTGCTGAACTAGGTCTGTTAAAATTAAAATCCCCACGACCACTTGCTGGTAATATAGAATATACTAAACCACTTTTATATGCACTAGGAATTAAAGCTACCGTTGGATTCATTATTTACTTTTAGATATTTTTTTAACTTAACTACGTTCTTCTTTTTAGGCTTATAAAACCCATCCGTTGAACGTTGTATCTGTGTCTGGGTTAATGTCATCGTTACTATTTGAATTATACTCTGGAAATAAATTATCGTTAAAACAAATATAGTCTACAAACCTAGTTGTATAATATTGTGCAAATTCTCTTTCTTTTGCTACTAAATAATCTACCTCGTTCTTGTCTACGTTCTGTGCATTCTCGCTAGTATGCTTAAATACTCCACCGTTCTTTACTTGATACGCAGCGAAAGGTAAATAGTCCATCATTGCATAATGGATTAACATAGGTTGTATATAAGTGTTTACCAATGTTAAATAATCGCCAGTTAAAGTACCATTTATAATATCATCGCTTATTCTATTGTATAAGTCCGTACCTAAATAGTTTCTTATATGTATTTCTTGAGCAATCTTAATAAATTGTATATACTTATCAATGTCTACGTTTCCATCAATAATAGTATTTCTTACTATATCCTCTCTTTTTATAAATAATGCAGTAGCCATATCTTATTTTTAATTTTTTGGGTATGCCCCACCATCTTTCATATCATTAGGCATCATTGCAACTTCTTTTGGGTTTCTAACTCTATAACCCTCTTTTTCAGCCTTATTTGTTGATATTTTAGGTGCTAATGGACTTTTAGTATCAATTGTTTTAGATTCACTTTTAAAAGTTACTCTTCTCCATTTATGTTTACAATTAACCGAGCCTTTATATAACCATATACTATATGTATCTGCCCCATCAATACCGAAACCTTTATTAACTGGTATGTTACCCATTCTTATAATATCTTCTTTACGATATAATTTATCTGCCGACATCATTTTTTTACAGAATGCTCGTTCTGGTGTTTTACTACCTACATAACGATACCTTACTTTATAATAAACATCATCAATTTTTTTATCTTGTTGACTTTTAGCATTTGGATTAGCCTTTCCAGTAGATACTAGGTTAACTATTTTTTGTATAGTAGATAATTCTTCTTTTGGATTGTTTAAGTTGTTAATTTGCTTATCCAGTTCTTCTTCAGCATCATAATCTACATCGCTTTCGTCTATTATTATCCAGCCAGTTAAATCTTCATCAGCAGAATTTATTAACTCATCAGCAACATTATCAATAGCTTTTTCTAAATCTTTACTTAAAGCAATACAATTACATTGCTTATTTAACTTAACACCAGTTTCTTCTTCCTTAGTTTCTTCATCTTCTACGTTCTCTAAGTCTGTAAATTCTAAAGGTTGAAGCGTTTTAAAGTACAAATTAAGGCTTATTGAGTTATAGGCTAGTATAGAATCAAACGCATCTATTAAAAGCGTCTGAAACGGTCTAATAACCATATTATCCATTAATATACTAGCAGTCTTTAACTCGTCTGCATTGTTACCTAAACCAGTATTGTCTTTTATACCTAATAACATAGGACTTACTACCCTATGTGCTACCATTATCTTTTTAGAACTTTCATCCGATAAGAATTGGTATTGTTGATGTGCTTCACTTAGTTGTACTGGCTCTATACTTGCAGCACTTTCTGAATTATCGTTAAATGCCAGGATAAACTTACCAGCATTACTTGAACCACTAAACTTTTGATAGATTCTTTGTTCTATCATTTGTCTTTCCTCTGGGTTTGGCGTTCCATTATTAAAGTTGATTAACATACTAGGTGCTAATCCGTTCATAATGTTGTTTAAGTGGTAGTTGCTTATTTCTTCTTCTAATTCTGCGTATTGTAATCCACCTTGAT